CGCCTGCCGATACCGGAAGGTTATCGCTGCCCTGGTACTTGTTCTCCAGCGGCTTGATCTTCCATTCCTCTTCAATCCTGCCGTTCATCTCATTGACGGCATAATGTGAGAAGATCGGTTTCTCAGCATTGTCCGGCCCGCAGAGATTCTGTTCTACCGAATCCATATACTTCTGAATGGCCGCTTCGCGTTCTGTGACGGAATAGTCCTTGGAAGGGTATTTCTTCTCCCAATAGGAGTATGGTATCTGTACATGCCACTTCCAGGTAATCTGGTTTTTATAGGCTTTCTTGAGGAAATGGGGGATGAGATGGGCGATCTCCACCCATCCGCAAACGTATGCCGGCCACCATACAGGCATGCCGTAAAGATCATCATTACTCCAGCTGTCACGCACCGGCAGGATAAAACCGTTCTTCATCTTCCCGGCAAACTTTAACACCTCGGCGTGCATCTGCGGATCATATTCAGACAATACCTCCAGCTTGGTGTACTGCCCCTTGCCCGGATGCTGCGGCCAATATCCGGAAACAATACATTTACATGCTCCGTACTCATCCACTTCGGAATAACGGCGATAAAGCGCATTAACCGGATTGACACCTGCAAAAGAATTGCCGGCTGCCGACGGAACGAACTGGACAGCCCCGTTGCCGAACTTCAGATAATCCCGCAGCACCTTCTCCATGTAGCGCCTTACATTCCGGGAAGCAACAAAAGCCTGTACCCGGCTATCCGTAACCGGCTTCAGTATCTCGTTGCCGCCATCATCGTAACCGTTCACCGTACAAGGATAAATGCCCTGCCCAAGTGTCAGGTTACGGAGAAACTTCAAGCCGGTATTAAGCACACTGGTGTTGCCGATCTCTTCGGCCGCCTTCTGCGGAAAATCATTCTCATCTCCCCATGGGCGCACCTTCACCCCGTCGATATCTATATAGCTGACATTCGACAAGTCGTATGGCGACAGGATCCGGGCACGGTCCTTCATCTCGTTCTGCGGTGCCCCGGTAGTCTCTCCGAATATGTACGTGGACTGCATCAGCAGGGGAATGCCGCAGGAATTAAACAGTATGTTCATCAGAATACGATTTTCATTTTGTTATACTCCAGTATCAGGTCTATATCCACGGGATAGGGATGCCCTTCGGGATTGCCCTTGCAGTCGCAGGGCTGTACACCCCGAAGCTGGTATTCCTTCATGTTCATGCGTCCGGCACCACAGGCGTATGCCTGCGGGATAAAGTAGACCTTACCCTCCTTGCTGACGAATTTTATCGAAAAGACGCGCCGGTTCCCGCGTTCATCCCTGCGGATATCCATATCGGCCAATGCCAAATTTCTGCGTATTGTTTCCATTGTGTATATTATTTATTCAAATGTCCTGTCAAATGTGTAATCGAAGATACCGCCACCAAACGAGTACCTGTCAAATACCTGATGCTTCCGGCTTGCCGGACAGAAGGTCAGATTCACGTTTACCCGCTGGTTGCCCATTTTCGTATGCGTAAAGTCAATATCTGTGATGATGATCTCCATCGGCAGCGAAGGCGTGTCGTACCATCGCTGTACCGGAGAGGTTAGCATGTCTATTAGGGCCTTGTACTTGTTTTCGTCCAAATACCCGGTGTTGACCGTGCGCAGATCATTGAAAAACGGATTGAATCTCCTTTTCAGCTTCACCATGTCCGCGATATCACCCTCCAGTTCCGGACTATACTGCACCAATCCTGAGAATGATATGGATTCCGGCAGCCCGAATACATTGTAGTAGAGGAACTGGTGCATTTCACGGTGGCTTTTCCGATCCATGACATACCTTACAAGGTCCGTCAACGTGCCGTCGGTGATACGTGCGTCATACGATAGGATATTGTCAGCCCTGAGACCTGCGAGTTTACCCACCTTGGCCGGACTCATGTTATATGCCATCATCCGGTTGGCATCGGAGAGTTGCAGCTCAACGGTTTTCTTGACGCTGCTGCCGGATTCCAGGTGGATGATATCCAGATACACTTTTGTCTTGTCAGACACGAAGAAGGAAAGGTAATCAATCGTATTCTGCCTGATATGCTTGATTTTATAGCGGGAATAAAATATGAAGCCGGTCAGCGGCTCGAAAGACACGCGGTATCTTGAGTGGAACACATACAGCGTGTAGTCAGCGGCTGCCTCGCTGTCTGAAAGAGACAGTTGTACCGTCATAGGAGCCAATACGATCCGGTCATCACCGCTGCCCAGTTCCGGACGAACGAAATACTCATTGATGATATCACCCGGATCGCAAATGACGACTGCGTTCCCACTGTCCGGATAGTACACTTCAGAAAGCGCTTCCTGTCCGTCAACTGTCATCTTGAAAACCAGTTTTTCGTGTACGTCCGTAATGTGGATGTCCTCTATATCAGCGGAAAACAGATACGTGTTATTGACTAAATTCGCTACCATCTCCACAAATCTTTAGATACCCCCAACACCAGTGATTTATTGTACAGGTCATAGCCCGCCCTGAACTCCCACGACCTACGCCGATACCCCGCGAATAACACACAGCTGTAACGCCCGGCATCCAACCCCAGAGCCAGGGCATTGTTATAAACGACCGGCTGCCGGTAATCCACCACTACGGTACGGTCAAGCAACGCATTGCGGGATATGACATCGGTCATTTCCACCCGCAGGTATGGGCGTTCAATAATCGTATCGAGATAATGTTTCTCCGAGAAATAATCGGCCAGTATAGCCGCCGTATCTACTTCTGCGGGTACCTCACGGACAATCACCTCCGGTTTAGGAATGACAGGTCGTATCGTGTCATGTTTGACCACCGTTTCCGGAGTGTAAACAATACTCCGGTGGCGAGAACCCAGCCAGTGACCTGCCCAACCGGAAAGAAGTGCTATAAACGCACATAGTAATATGCAACTAACGTTCCGTCTCATCTACCTTTCTTTTAAACTTGTCTGTAACCGTAACCCACAACATGCCCACCTGCTTGATCAGCGTATCTTTAGGCTTGCCGTCAATAACTGCCAGGTTCTCCAATATGCTTGTCACATGCTCCACACAGAACCAGGTCATGACGAACACTTTGACAATTGAAAAGAACAGAGTCGCCAGCAGCATGATGAAGCTATCTTCCGCCCCTGCCTTGCTCTCCAGATAGAATGAGTGCGTGATATAAATGATGGTCAGCCATATACACAGTTTGATGATACAGCGTGAGAAACGGAAGGATTCAAATCCTATGCCCTGGATCTTGCTTGCCTTGATACCCGTCCACATTTCGGAAACAATGGCGATCAGCATAGCCATCGCCAGCAGCGGGGTAATACCTATCCATTCACTGACTACCGCAGTGATTGCACTGAAGGAAATAGCCGGCAGTTGCAGGTTATATTTAAAACTGGGCGCCACCGAAAGAAAGAACTCCTTCAGGGAATCATATCCATAGGTACCGATGAACTTAGTAATGAAGCGTATCATATCTTTTTTTGTCACAAAGGTAAAATCATACCATCCGCTTTCATAGGACAAAAAAAGCCCCTCCGTGGTTGAAGGAACGGGAAACATAAAACAAAATACCGCTTTGGGTCCCATTCCGTTTGCGAGCGTGCGAGCAAACGGAATGGGTGCGCCCGCACCCCATCCGTCAAATCATCCCTTCATCGCAAAAGCTATAATATCCGTCATTCGTTATAATTACGTGGTCCATCATCCGAATATTGAATAACGCTGCCGCCTTTTTAAGCTGTTCCGTCAGCCTCTTGTCATCATTGCTCGGTCGGCTGTTGCCGCTCGGATGATTGTGTACCGCTGCAAACTGCGAAGCTCCCGTATTTATCAACACCTGCATTATCAGCCGTACATCTGCCGAAGTCTGGTCTATACCGCCTACTGAAACCTGTACTTTCTTGATTATTCGGGATGCATTATTAATAGCCACTACCCAAAACTCCTCATTCCGTAAATCACCAATTAACGGCTGCATCAAATCATATACATCCTTGCTCATTCGTATAAGCCTGCGTTCAACCTGTTGAGACTGCTGTCTCTTGTATATCTCCACTGCTGCCACAGCTACTTTCTTGCGTCCAGGCGTCAAAGATGCAAACAGCCTGTCTATATCTATCTCCCCGTTGCTGCGTTCAACGTCTGAAACAATCTGCCTGTTATTGCTAATCTCGTAAATCAGTTCACTGTCACTCATGTAGCGGCAATCATTATCGAATAAAGTATTCATAACAAAAAATATATATTAGTTATAAGAAAGAATTGTTCTACCTAAAAAATAACCTCCCAACACTTCCGCACCTAATTGCTCCAGTGCGCACGCAAATTGTGCGTAGCTGTGTCCTTTCGTTAGTATGTCATCAAAAACCAGTACCCGCTTCCCGTTGAAAAAGTCAGTATTCAGCGTAATAGTTTCCGTGTTCTGTATGCTTTTGCCTTTCTTGGTTTCGTGGATGGTCATACGTTTTCCGCCCACTTTCACGGCTTTGTAGCCATTCATACACCCGCAAAGGTTGGAAACCTCTTCGCAAAAGTCCCGATAGCGTTTTTCCGTCCGTTCTGCCGAACTTGCAGGAACACAGACAAACACAATGGTATCGGCAAACGAACCGAATTTTTCCGCTATCTTACCCGCTACGATAGCCGCTACCTGTTTGCTGCGTTTCCCAGCCTTGAAGTCCCATATCAGTGAGCGGATTTGTTTTTCCCGTTCTGTAGCCTCGTATCTTGCCGGTATGTAGTCAAATAAGGAAATCATCGGTTTATGCCACTGATTTTTCCATGCTTCGGGAATGTTTCTTTTTGCTGCCATAACTGTAAGTTTTAATTTTATTCTGGATTTTTGGAGTCGTCGGGTGGAGCCTTTTTCAGATTCTCCGTTTCCCGGAACGACTTTTTTTTTATTCCGGCGTGTCTGTATGACGTGCGGTATGGTTGCCTTTTGATGCCGCAATAATTGAGGTGCCGAGGATGACATTCTGCAAGGTTCCGACTAAAACCGGAGGCTTGAATACTACCTGCAAGGTGGAGATTTTTTAGCGGACAACGCCTGACCTTGCTTGTCAGACCGGTGCCCTACATTTGCGGACTCAAAAGACTACCTGACCGCATACAGACATGCAGAAATGAAAAGGAGTTCCGGAAGAGAAACGGGGGTACGTCAAGCGGAACGCTTACCGCTCTACGGTCCCTACCTTAGAATTTGAAACAGAAAAGACCGGGGACCTGCATGGGTGCAAACAAATACAGGAAGCGTCGCTTCCTACCTCTATAAGCGCGCAAAATCCGTACTGGGGAAATAGATTTGCCTGCCTATTTCTTCAGTACGGATTTTGCACGCGCCGGGGACTCTGTTAATGAATGTTATAAGAAAACTACCTTCTTGAAAATGAACACACAACACCCCGTTTTCCATCCGAATGGAAAAAGAAACGGAAGTTTCTTCCTACCGCGCCCTAACAAAAGGCGCAAAAGAAGTCGCAAAAAGTAAGGAAATATGACAAAGGTAATAGGTTTTTACATTAAAGAAAACACCCTCCGCCTGTCCTCCGATGCGGCATCCGGTCCTCAAGCGTTGCGAGTCCTGTTATAAGTATTGCGATAACTGTTGCGGAGTGTGTGAAGTGAATCAGATACGTGCGTCCACAAATCCGTAAGCCTGCCTGAGCAAATGCCCGTACTTCGTCCAGACACGTTTATCGACCGCATCACCGAAGTGCGTTGCCTCTTCAGGAAGGATGGACTGGTTGCGCTCGCTGCGCTTATCCTTGGCAAACCGTCCTTCACGATCTTCAATAACGCGTGTGTTGTTCATGGAGATCAATGTGTATTTGCATTTCGAGCCGTTGAAACGCTTCTTCGGGAACCGTTCGTCCTTCTCCGCCAGGATAGAAGCCCACAACAGATATTTATCATGCTGCGGCGGCTCCATACCCGCATGCGTGTGCTGTTCCACCGTCCAGCCGTGTTTCTCCAGGCGCTCAATGGCAAGCTCATTATAGGATTTCTTATTGTTGGCACGGCGTGCATCCCCGTAGCGGTCACGGTAATAATGCAGGTGCTTGTTGATATGGTTACGGTAATAGTGACAGAACTTATCCATCAGCGCATTGACCATCGTATCGTCTTCCTCGTCACGCTTGACAAAGAACTCGTTGATATTGTTATCCACCGGCTCACGGGTCAGCAGCTTCGTCACAAAATCATAATTGCGTTCCTGTGCCACTTCAAGGAATGAGGCGGCAGAACCCCAGTCAGGTGTCAGTTCCAGCGGCTTCGTGGGGGTACAGTCCAGGTCACGCCGGCTGTCATCGTTATTGGCAAGTTGCTGCCAGTTGTAGTTATGATCTTCGGCAAAGTCACGTATATAGTCGTCATTGGTCGCATTGTAATACACATGCCGTTCATCCAGTTGGTAATAGCAGCTATCAATCTTATCCACCATGAAATTCAGGATCTCGATCATGAAGGAAAGCTTATCCATCACCTTATACTGGTTCAGGATATAGTTCATACCCACATTGGCGATATTGTCGAAGATAGAGCCGAGGATAAAGAGCGTGCCGTCACGTGAAACGAACGGCGTGATGCTCTGACGGAGACGGACGGTTTCATTCCAGATCTCCTTGAAGAGTCCCGCATCATTCGCAATGCGTGCATCAATGAGCTGCATCTGTAACCGCACAATCTTATTCCAGACATCAAACAGCCGGATGCCGCGTTCTTCTTCATAATACTTGGCCGGTTCAAGCAACCACTTCTGTTCAGGTGTATAGGGCATGGAGGAAAGGAACGTGTTGCCGTGATGCTTCAGAACCGGATTCTCGGACTTGCGGCCAAAGATGTGTTCATTACCACGGTTGGTCGGTGCCGCCTCCTGGTCAAACTTCTCCTTATCGAGCGTCAACGCTTCGTCGGTGATGTTGTAATCCGCGTTCGGACCGCGGCTGTTACCGCCCTGGGTAAGTATATAAAGCATGTGCCCGTTACTGAAGCTGATACCATACTCAAATGACATGATGTGCTCATAAGGCTTGTACCAGCCCTCAATGGGTCTGCGACAAACCACATAGTCACCGGTCTTGCTGACCGGATCCCATTGTTTGTAACCGAGCATCTCCAGCATCTTGAATGCCGAGGGCAACGTTTTAGTGAGCGCCTGCCCAATGGTAGCCTGTGTGAGTGTGGTAATACCTCGCGGCATGAGCCGGATATTATCATCTATCACGGCACCGGTAATGAATGATTTACCCGTTGCACGTGAATAGATGACATACCCGTTCTTGTACGGCATTACCAAAAATGCCGCCTGTGCCGGATTGACCTGTATGACCTCTTCCCAAACGTTTTCGTCCATTGTCCTGCCGTATCAATAACGTGGGAAAACAATATAGTTCACACCTTCGGAAGAAGTCATACGGGGCATCGGCTGCCCTGTATCGTCTAATAGTTTTTTCACTTCATCCGGCTTGAACTTGGCGGATACGGTACAAACAATCTGTGTCTTGCTAACCGATACCATATCGATATGTTTGTGGTCAACCAAATAAGAGATCAGACGTTTGTTTGTCAGTTTTTTCATAAACTATTTGTTTCTTGTAGCTTCCAATAACGGAAGGTTTGTTTCTGTCGGAATATAAACTACAGTCTTGTCATTCAGATTATTCTGCTGACGTACCCACAAATACTGGATATAAGCGGGGGTAATGCTGCCGTTTTCAATCTTGATTGCTTCTGCCGCACCTTTGGCACGTTCCACTTCAGCCTGGGCATTCAGTTTCTCTGCTTCCAGATTCGCTTTCGCCTCTTCAATCTTAATTTTCCGGTTCTGTTCAGCTTCTGCAAATTCAGCCTTGCCCCTTTGTTCAGCGGACCATATCCGATAATGAGGAACGCCAAACATAAGAATAGCCAACACCGTTACCAAAACCATAACTTTAATAAAAAAACTTTTCATACTCATTGCTTTTATATGGGTTTTACAAAGCCTGCCCAAGGCTGTTATATTTATGAGTTCATTATTTCTTCTGCCTGCACATCGTCAATAGGCGTGTACATGGAATCCACAAGGACCTTTTGCTCTTCCTGCGAAAGACTACGAATAGCATCCAGCGGAATGTTCACCATTTTACCCATATTGTTTATCTGGATATTAATCACATTCTTCTCCATACGTCGCGGATCCTCAACCGAAGCCGGACGTTCGCCAATCATCTGATGCAGCACCTTCTTGGCGTTGTTCCAGTTCTTCAGATCACCCCTGAGCTTACAGTCCCGGATAAGCTGTATCTGGTCCTTGATCATCCAAGCAAACCAGAAATCCCAGTCAAACTGATGTTGCGTCTTGAATAACTCTTTTGCCAGGGCGATATCCTTACGTACCTGTGTACGTGAAATCCGATATTTCGCAAGCATGATGTTAATGATATGGCTTTCATTGGGATAATCATCCAGCAAACGGGCTATCTGCAACACCCGGTTGCACTGTACCCGTAAGTGCTCCGGCAACGGGCTGTTCTCCGGGTCAATGATGTGCTGCTGTATAAGGTCGTATGACTGTTCCTCCAATGCGGCCTTGCTTTTGGATGTTGTCAAGCTGTTACTCATACTCAAGATACTGCTGTTGCGATTTAAAGAACTTGATCAATTCCTGTTGTGCCGGATTGCTGCCGTTGATGGCGGACTTGATGATAGCCTCCCGTACTTCAACCATCTGTCTGAGATGTCCCCGGTAGAAAGCTGTACGAACTTCAGTGCCCGGAGTACGGAGTTCTGCAAGAAAATCCGTCTCATCCACACCGATATTGATTGCGATCATCCCCGGCGGGATAAGGCGGTACGCCATTTTCTCTATCTCCTCACGTTGTTCCTGAGTCAAACTCATCATTCAACATTTTAAAGTCAAAATCAAAAATATCTCTGCCGGTATGGATGATTCCACGCTCCAGCTTCGGGTTATGCGTCGCGTTCTGACTGCCTACTACGGTGATGTTCCAATCTTCGTTATACAGCAACGCCACCTTCGCATGCAGTGCCAGGCAACGGTAACAGTCCGGAAATGTAGTCACCAGATAATCGAACGGCTTGGGTGAAATGCTGCGTACGCGGTTATCGATCAGGAACCGTACCGATAGCAACTCACCGGTCTCAACCTTACGATGAAGGGCGTTGATGCTATCCATAGAGATGGAATAGGTTGTCAGGAACAGATGTGCCGGACCGGTCTGCTTGAGAATGTAGAAAATCAGCTGAATGAGATTGAACGCGCCTGAAGAATAAAAATGCTTGTCTGTGCCGGGTACCAGCATCCCCATAGCGTCCGGATGCAGCAGCTTCTCCGCAACCAGGTCATGGCCGGAGGCCGCCGCATCCGTTCGGCGGATGTAGCCTGTCGGGTATCGGTCTCCCTGCATAGGACTTGCTGCGTCATCCGCCGGCATCATCTTATTCTCAATCTCACTGCAACAAACCAACATAACCTATTGCAGTTCTGCCAAACGATATTCTATCTTTTCCACCAGTGCCTCCTGATCAGCCACCTTCTTCTCGTATCTCACACGTTTGGGGCAGTCAGGAAGCGGGTTTTCCTTGCCGTCTTTAGGCTTGCTCTCCGAAGAATACAGCAACATGTTTTTTGCCTTGGTAATCTTACTCTTGGCATTGGATTTCGCTTTCTTCAGTTCTTCGACGGAAAGGGAACTGATGTCGGTCTGTTCATCTTCCTTTTCCGGCTTCTCTTCAGCAGCATCCACTTTTTTATAAAGCTCGTCCAGCTGCTCATCAATCGGCAACTCCTTGTTCTGCTCATATTGCTGTTTGATGGCAGCCAGCAATGTCATACGATTGGAGAGGGAAGCTATACGGGTAGCAATATCCTTACGCTGTGAACATACAGCCGCCGTATTGGTCTCACCCTGTTCGGAGAGTAACCGGTGCAGCCGTGAACGTTCATTGTAGCAATCCCGGAAATCATAGATGATTTTTGCAATAACAGGAGGGTAGGCCGGCTGTTCATCCGTTTCACGTGCCAGTTCCTTTTCCGCAATGGTAACGATGGCCGCCGCCGTTTCTTCGGGAACCGTCTCGGCACGCCCGTCATTACCCGGCATTGCATCATCCGCCAGGTCCACGTCCTCAAAGCGCGGATCATCCGGATGGTACCAGACTTTAATCATCTGCCGGATCTCGTATTCCAGCTTCTCGCGGGTATGTGGCTTTTCGCCCTGGCGTGCCAGGCGTGCGGCGACAAAGCCCTTATATCCGGAACGGGTAAGGATATTCACTCCGGTACTATAATTCCGCTTATTGGAATTTAGCCACTTGATACCGTCCCTGCGGGCTTCGATGTAGTTCTGTGTAATCTTTGACATTGTACGTTGATTTTTAATGATACGCAAAACTATTGCGAATTTTATTGCTGTGATAGGACAAAACAAAATGTCCGCCTTCCGGAAGAATCCGGAGACGGACATAAACAACCAACTAATCAAACGAAGAAACAAAATCAGCCTCCGGGTGCAGTCTTTACAGTAAGAATATCTTCCGCATCACCTTCATACACACATTTACGCGGTGCAGTGAAAGTATAATGAAGTGTGTTCTGATTACGCGCGGTAGAGTTTGCCCCGGTGGTAGAACCGTCTCCGGAGGCACGCATAGCACCGCGGCGTTTGTCACCCATCAGGTAGTTCGTGCCGTTGTTGTCGGTCACGATAAAGAACATCTTGCGCCCTTTGGTCGCATTCTCAAAACCGAATATCTTCTTCCGCATCTTGGCCGAAATGATATTCAAGTCCATCAGGAACGATTCACCACCGGTTTCTCCCTGATCCGTAATCTTGAACTCAGCCAGTTCGTCAGTGATATCCATCTTATAGGCCCGGCAACCTTCTTTCATAACAAGATCACCGACCAGTGCACCGGCTGCCTCCAGTGAAAGCGGATCATCCGTCTTTTTCGGGTAGTCCGGCCATGTCGCCACATCTGCATGATAACCGAAGATAACGGACGGTATGATACCGCCCATATTATCCTGGTTCTCGCAGTCCATTGCCTCGTTGATATCATCAAGGGCAATACATAATTTGGGATCTACTTCTGCCATAGTCACAGGATTTATTCAGATTTAACAACGTATGTACCCGTCACTTTCTCTACTGCACCCGCAGCAGGAGTCTTCTTCTGCACGGCAGGAGTGGTATATCCGGCGGCCTCCAGGAACTCGATAGTATATTCCTTACCACCGGGAACCGCTACATACGTGCCGGAATCACGCCAAGCCTCTTCACCCTGAATGCGCCATTTGCCACCGTTGGCCTTCGCTTCATCCGGTGCAATTGTGACCTCGATATATCCGAACGGGTTGCTACCTTCAGGATCCACCGGACGGTCATTGACGCAGAACTCCGATTTATGTACCGATACGAACTGGAAGCCTATCACGTACTTGCCCGAAGCATCGAACGTATAAGGATTACCGGAGAAGAACGGCTTGATGGACTTGAAATCGCTCTCCTTGTCAAAGCCGTAGCAAATGTTCCCTTTAGTGGTCAGCATGACGAACTGGCTACCATCGGGAAGATTCGGAACACGTACCAGCTCACAACGGTTGTTGGAACCGAGCAGGTGTTGTGTATCGGAAGTATCTTCTTTTAATCCGATAACGATAGTACCTTCATCTTTGCGCCAGTCATCATACATGTCGCCCAAATCGTCGGAAATGAACATCTTGATGTTCTTCTTGCGCTTGAAGGTACGCGGCATGTGACGCCACATCTCCAGCAACTTTTCGCCAATGTTGGCACGAGTCAGCTCACCGGTGGCATATACGTTGCCTTCAGCACTGGAGATATCTCCGACTGCCTCGCCTTCGGTAACAATGGTACCGATACCATCGAAAGAGTCCTGAATGTCCGTCTTGTTCTTATCAGCGCTGTATTTCGCTGTGAAGATGGCAAACAGCAAATCATTGGATGCCAGTTCGTGCCCGTGGTTGATCAACCACAGCTCGAAGGGATGTTCTTTGCGGAGCGTACCGGGTACCTCAGCAATGTAGGTGCGACGGTAACGTTCCGGCTCATCGGACATCTCCATCACGACGGGACGAACGACCAGACGACGCGGAACAATCTTACCCAGATATTTGCCGGCTTCAAACTTGCCGGTGTACTTACTGGAAATGCTTCCGCCTTCTACCTTGCCCAATTCAAGGGAATCGGTAATGCCCGGTACCGGAGTGAAATGTTTCAATACCTCCGAAGTGTCGAGCTTATCGACCGCCTTCAGGATGTCTCTGTGTTTTTTTACCGCGGTCAGAACCGTGGTAATGTCAATAGGTGCTTTAAAATCCATAAATAGAATAGTTTAGATGTTATTCATTCTCATAACTGTTGATCGGATCCGTAGCGATATCGGCAAACTTGCTGTCTTCGTTCGATTCCTGATGACTGGCGGTTGCCGTTCCGGGAATCCTGGCCACGATATCGCGGATAACCTGTACCTTAGCTTTGTTGTCGGCTACATTCCTGACGCTATCGCTCAGGCTGTCAAGGTCGTTGACAACTGCCGTCAGATTATTCTCGGCCGTCTGTCTGGCTGTATTGGCGGCTGTCAGATCGCTTTCAGCTTTGGTTTTCGCTTCATTGGCTACTTTGATGGCGTTATTGATGGCCTGCAAGTTTTCTACGGTAAGCGATGTCTTACCGTCTTTTTCCTCAATACCTTCGCAGTTGAGGATCTGATTAATGAAAGTAAATTCTTTACGCATGGAAATAACTGTATTTGAATTAGAAATGTCTTCAGATTTATTATTGGCAGGAAACAACCCTTTGATACCGTCAATGATTTGAGAAACAAGGTTTCTCTCATTACCTTTAGGTTGTGTTTCCGCTTCGGAAGCACTGAGTACCGGCAACGGCAAACCATTGGCGGTAAAACAGTCCGTTATCTCATCGGTCACTTGCGGCTTCTTATGGGTACCGGGAATAATCTTGTCTATGAATCCCCAGTCCTTGGCTTCTGCGGCAGGCATCCAGCGTTCTTCTTCCATCAGGGCAATAACATCCTTCAGGCTCTTGCCGCTACGGTTGATGTACTTCTGTGCGATCATCAGGTCAATAGCCTCGGCACTCTTCTTTTTGTTCTGCAACTCCTTGATGGTGTCTTCGAGCTGATCCGCGTTGAGCTGTCCCCAAATGTCCACCCCAAAACTGCATTTATGCGCCAGCCACATGCCGTCCTCATGCATCTCAATGGACTTGGCACCAAATGCCAGTATGGTAGCCGCCGAAGCGTTGAAGCTGATAAACTCCACCGTCACGTTGCCATGCTCGGCCATCAGGCTTGACATGGCGATAGCTTCAGCCACATCACCGCCCGGACTGGAGACCTTCAGGCGTACAGGCTGATCTTTCGCTTTGTCCAAAAAGTATTTCAGGTAGTTCTTGTTATACCAGAAGCGATCAATCGCTCCAAAAAGTGTGATAACTGTCTCGTTCATATAACTTTTTTGCGCAAAGAAAAGCGCAAAAAAAACGGTACCCAAGGACACAGGGCACCGTCAAACAGGGAATAAGCGTTGTTTTTACGCTTCCAGTTCATCCAATCCGGATATATAAATGGTAGGTTCATCCTGTACGCAAGTGAATGTGAATGATGTGCCGTTCCGTTCGGAAACGGAACGCCCGCTTGTCTTGTTCGTGGCGAATAACATAAGTGCGTCTTCTTGACCGCACCAGTGGACCTGGCCGTTACCGTCCACTGCCAGCACATACCACAAGCCACGCTCCAGCGTCTCCATCAGCTGATTATTCACTGAGGAAAGTTTAGGAATCACCCCTTCAATGGAAACATTCCAGCAATCCCCTGCATCATTCACTTCCTTGTCCTCATTATATATATAAGTGTCATTGGCATACACCGGAATGGAAATAATATTCTCCCGGTCGCGAAGCTCCAGGTAGTTCAGACCGGCATTGTAATCCTTACGGATCCGCAAAAACGAGGTCGGGGAAACGGCAATCACCTGCAACAGTCCTCCGATGTTTTCAAAATCATAATTTATCACTTTCATACGCTAATCTTCCTTGCTGGGAAATTGTCCCAAACTCGGACAACTTCCCCAATATAATACGGTTAATAAAATCAAAAATCGTTGTATTCTCCACTGTCTTCCGATATCCGTGTCGGTTATACTCCCTACGGATGGTGTCATAAGACCAGGTGTCTTCAGTAAATCCGAACTTCGTCTGGAAATTGCGGATGGCAGCTGATAGTGGAAGTCCCATACTCACATGGGTATCAAGATACAGAAACAGTATCTGTTTGATCCGCCGTTCAATCTTGGTACCGAACGCCACCACTTCGGTGTTCGACATCGACCAGCCATAACGGTAGAAGTCATCACGGCGTATCTCTACCGCTACATTGGCCGTATAGCGGTAGAGGTTACGGTATTTGTTCTCGTAGCGTCCAGGCTTGGATAGCCGTGAAAGGAAATCGTTCTGCAACTCCTTGTCGGAAGACAGGTTAACGATTTCAGTCCAGGTATCATCAGGCGTATTGAAATTATGCAAAAGGAACTGCTTAACATACGGTTTGCAAGGCAGCCAACAGACAAATCGGTCTTTCTTTATCATTTAAAGTGTTGATTTTTACACAAAAATAGCAAGATTGATTAATATATTAATCACTTCTCCACATTTTTATTCCTATATTGAGCAGACACATTTTGCCCTCTACACCTTCTACACTTTCTACAAGTCATAGAAGTACCTATATATCAACAATATAACGGTTTTAGTATAGAAGAAAAAGTGTAGAAAAGGCTTCTACAAAGTACCATTTTGTAGAAGAAATGTAGAAAAGTCATATTTTGTAGAAATTTGTAGAAGCATGTAGAATCTATATTTATAATGTAATATACTGATTTATAACATTGTAGAAAGTGTAGAAAGTGTAGACGTATTTTTTGCCCCAAAATAATACGTACTTTACGTTCAGAAAGACACAAAAAAGCCCCTACCTTCACAGGCAAGGGCTTCTGCACAACTATGATAGACGTATTAGAACATATACGGAGAAGTACCGTTCTCCCTCGGTTTATTATTCTGTGTTTTCTCTTCCTCATCACCATCAGCCATCCCCATATCAATATTAAGATTGATGTTATAGTTCGTCATCAACTCAGTGTAATCGAAACAGAGGGCTTGCTTGGTCATGCTGGTTTTCCGATAATATTTTTGACCGCCTGTTTCCACCTCTTTAGTAACTTCTACTCCCTTCAGTATATTCTTGAAACGAACGGAGTTTTGTACACCCAGGTATTCTTTGGAGTTCTCGATATAAAATTTCAGGGATTCCGTCGGTAGCGCGTTGTCACCTACCTGCCTGGCGAACTTCTTGTACAGCATAAAGATACGGTCTGTCTGCATACGCAAAATGGGGCGCGGTTGTTTGAATGTCAAGTCCTTTACCTTATTGGTTTTGAGATTGGAAAGATAGTCTATACGAAAGTCAGCTTCCAGAAAGATTTCTCCATCCTGTTGCAAGTAACTGACCACATTCCAAAAATTGGCCAGTTCGTTATTACTTTTACATTCTCGGTTCTGGCGGATGATACCATCCACACAAATCCCCAACAATTCACGGTAGGTAAACGGCACATCAAGCACAGCTTCAAGTGTTCGGAAGGCTGCCAATGGTATGACCCAGTTGCGTTGTATGCGGTCCTCAATGGTTGTTTCCTTCAGACGTTCATTGAGATCATTCATGCACTGGCGGTAATTGGTAGAAAAATCAGTCTCCATCTTAGAGCGATGCCGCAATAGCTGAAGGGCCAAATGTGACAACCCTTGTAAACTGATAGCGTCACATTCATTAAAAGCCCGTTTCTCTTCATTGGAATATTCAGTCTTGTTGAATGTCAGATAAATCAAACGAGAAAAAAGGGCTATATCAATAGTCGGCATCTCCTGACCGGATAATATGATACCACAATCTACACTTGTAATCTCACGTTTTTTGTCCCGGTCCATATTCATGCGGCTACGCCCAGTTCCATCCCACAACCCTTTTAAGAACTCGCGCTTATCAAGGTCAATGCTATTTTTATATTCATCAAGATGAACCAAAGCATTTGCACACTGTGCAACCGCATCGCTCAATGCTGCGATAGTTGCATTCTGAATATTGGGAGCTTTATTGTCAATGACGAAAAATGACATCAGGCTTTTACCAAGCTCAGACTTACCGGAACCTTTCGGACCGAATATATTAAGAATGGGAAAACTTTTGGTTTGTCCGGAAATGATATCCCGGAATAATGTAGCAAACAAGAAACATAATCCCACCTTTGCATTATCTCCGAATACCCTAATCAATTTCTCGCTATACTCACGCAGGCTAACATTATTATAAGAGGTATATATAAATTTGCGTTCAAACTGGAAAAGCTTCACATCATCACGATAAATAGTACTGCAACCGGGCAGATAAAAGTTGCCATTTTTAAGACGTACGATGCCATATTCATCAGCAGCATGCCATTCCGTATCAAAACAACCGTTACCATATGCAAAGAATCCCTGACGTTGCCAACCAAGCTGCGTGACTTCAAGCGCTGTTTCTGTCTGTTCATAAAGAAACATCTTCAGTTTGGTCAGCTCCTTTTCTGTGGCCAGCCAGATATAATTACCAAGACCTTCAACTTTCTGCTTGAATTTGGAAAGTGACACAAGATCCTCCTGCTTCATTTCAATGATTTCCTCCTGTTTATTCTGATTCTTGATGCGATACAAACGTTTTGGAAGCAAAGAATCCTTAATGTGAAACATGGGCATCATGATAAAATTACTCCATTGTACCGCCTTACCACTGTCACCAGCTAAAGCAAAATAAGCGTTGTATTCTTCGTAAAAGCCATATTTCTGATAAAGATCCCGGTCTATCTTCTTGCTTTCATCAATAACCTGTTTGGCCTTATCCAGTTTTTTAGCGCGGTTAATGGCCTTCTGCCAAAGTTTCTTGTCCTCATAAAATGATTGCAACTGCTTTAGGTACATGGACTCCTTTACTTCATCCTTCACCATTACTACCATCGTACAAATGGTATTGATGGCATCACTGCGCTCTTCAGTAGTATTTATATCCTGAAATATGTAACTTGCGTACCATGGTATAAAATCAACTTCTTTTAGTTCTTGAAACTTCTGAATGCTTGTGCAATAACTATCCGGATCGTTCTTGCTCTGCTCCTCCCCCATGGGAAGTTCTTTAACCGACACGCCAAATCCGCATTTCATAGCCAACATACCGTTACGCATCACGTTACGAATACCTGCACCTAATTTTTCGCTTCTCTCCAAATTTGGCGGATCTGCATCCGGAAGAAAACAAAGTTTAGTAGCATACTTCTTCAGTTGCTCCATTTGGTTTTCAGTCCAATCTCCCCCAAGCGGCGCTACTGCATTATTGACGCGAATGCGTTTAAGCTGCATCGCATCAGGGGCACCCTCCACCAGATAAAATTTATCTTCCTTAGCCGCCTGGCGTATAGCCGTATCGATACCGAATATTGAATCTCTCTTATGGTAGATATCACTTTCGGTAGAATTCATATATTTAGCCACCTTATCACCGGACATATCACGGGCAGTAAAGCCGATTATTCTCCGGAACCGATCCCGTATAGGGATAACGACACGATTACGATAAACATCATAAGTATTACCCTTTTCACCGACCTTCAGCAATCCCATTTCCTTCATCAAGTCGATAGACAGACCGGATGATCGGGCGAACCCCAACAAATCATCCCATTTGTCAGGGGCGAAACCAATTCCCATTTCTTCGGCATACTCCAGCCCCCAACGTCCTTTAACATATTCAGCAGCCGTTTTATTAGTAGGAAGAAGTAAATTCTGCCGGAAATGTTCGGCACATCTTTGGTTGATGATAAACATACTTTCGCGCTTCATCCGTGCCTGTTCCTGCTCAGGAGTCAATTTCTCGTCCTCAACGGTAATGCCATACCGTTTACCAAGAGCACATACTGCCTCCGGAAAAGTCATAGTTTCATGTTCCATCAAGAAACCAATAGTATTTCCACCTTTACCGCATCCGAAACAGTGCCATGTACCGCGTGCCGGGTTCACCATAAAACTGGGTGTCTTCTCTTTGTGGAACGGACAACAAGCTGCATAATTAACACCTTTCTTCTTCAGTTCAACATAACCGGATATCACGTCCACAATGTCGGCACGATCCAAAATTTGTTCTATAATTCTTTCGTCTATCATTGCATTTATATATTCAGGTACTATCTTCTGAGAATGACAGTACCCTGTTCTTCGATATAGTAGCTGTATATGCCATATAAGTCAAACGCACACAGGCATGAATACACGCATTTCATGAAAAGATCATAGTTCTCCGGACTGACCTTTTCAAGTACCCGGAAAGATTCACCGGGCTGCATATCATACAGCCTGATGAATACTTTATTATAATATTCCGTCAACCTCTCCACCCCCATCAACTCAATATAAGACGGAATCCAGGATTGACTGTTGTCCGGAAAATACTGAAACAAATCCATGATCTAAAACATTGGCCGGGTACAAAGGAAAGAGAAGACAAATATGTCATCAAGGACATACCTTTCTTCATCCATGTTTAATCCTTTCTTTATTGATTTGTATCAGAATCATCTGATGTTTCTATTTCAGTCACAGCTTTGCACCACGTCTGTTCGCACATGTTTTTTACTTCTTCCGGAGTAAGTTCTTCATCCCACTCGGAAGATATAACCCCACTCCCGGTATCGAATGTTATAGTCAGCGTCTTCTTCATTATTTTATTGTTTTTATGAATTAAATTTTTCCTCTATATCTTGATAATCTATGCAGCTTATAGGAATACATAAATCAGGTTCTTCTAATTTGATGTCAGGTCCATAACATTCTATCTTTTTAGCGCAATTAATACATAGATATTCTTCATTTTCCATAATATTCCTTTTTTTATAGTTTTACGTTAATCAGTACGCGCATCATCAGAAGTACAATACGCATCATTAAATTCTACTTTTAGGAAATCTTCTTCATATTCTGCTTTCAAATTTTCTTTGAGAGCTTTCTTTGCAGCAGCTAACGAATTAGCTTCAACGATAGCTTTTTCGACTTCATCTACTTTGTAGGAAATAGTGTAGTCAATATAATATTTTGCCATATTATTTTAAATTGTTACTTTTGAATGTCGTTTGCACGTTGTAAGCGACTTAATTTTTATTTTTATGCAAAACATAATTTTAAAAGGACTCCTATAGCTTTACTACCGTGGGGCTATATGGATGTCCAAAATCAATTAGACGGTAGGATGGGAAGCATTTTTCAATCTCGTAAGTGACAGTTATTAGTTAATTGAATACGTGACAGAGTGTATACCCATCTAAAATAAACAGGAGGCGGCTTTGCAACCCGCCTTTTGCTTTTATTCATTTCTTGTAGATTTTGGATTAAATCGACATTTGATAAATACATAGCTGACTAACAATACTAACAGAAACATCAAATAATACTTTATCGTTTTTATCTGTTATTATAGCCTTAGCACTGTCCATAGTCACATATAACTTCACTTCTCCATTGTTTGCGGAAGCTCTATATTCATAAAGTGATCCGCCGTATGCAATTTCATTCATATCTACTTAGTTAAGAGTTAATTTCACGCTCAAATTCATCATATCCCTCACATTCGAGAAAAGCCTTTAAAGCTGTGTCCTTATAGCACATCGCATCATAGGTAGTTCTTTCCACGCACACAATATTTTGCGTATCGAGGTACATTTCCAAATGCATTATTTCCAAATTATTTTCCTTTAATAATCTGGAAATAAGTTCATTGCTTTCCGCAAAAGGGTTATCTGGTATAAGTTCTATATCAGCTTCCAAAGCATAGTCTGGGATGACTTTACCATCGACTTCAACACGATATAAATCACCTTGCCTATGTCTTATTACACCTGACTTTCCTACTACATCCGGCATGACTGGACAATCTAATATTCTCACTCTGTCACCTACTTTAAATTTTGATTCCATATTCATTTATATTTTTTTTATGAATTAAATTTCTCCTCTATATCTTGATAATCTATGCAGCTTATAGGAATACATAAATCAGGTTCTTCTAATTTGATGTCAGGTCCATAACATTCTATCTTTTTAGCACAATTAATACAGAGATATTCTTCATTTTCCACAATATTCTTTTTTAATTTGTATTGAATTACTCTTCGTCATCGAAATCCTCATTATATAAATTATACCCAGCTAATACAGCTTTCTTCAGCTCTTCCCGAAGATCACAATTTCCTGATCCTGATAAGAGCATACGGTCAGCAATTTCGTATGCACGTTCTTCCAATGTTTTTTCACCCACTTTGGAATACTGGATAACCATACGCGTATTGTATTTCTCACCTTTATAATTTAGAACCTGGCTTAAAACAACTTCAGCAGCATTCATCTGAATGGCTTCTTCAGATAATTTCATAAGAACAAACTGCATCAATTTTAACATCTCCTTACCACCTTCTTCTGCTACGATCTTTAAAAACTTGCAGATTACTTGATCTTCTTCCTTTGTCAATTTCATATTAGTTAGTTTTTATTGTTTCAAACCATCTATTTAATGTTATTCAGCCAATTTAAAGCGCTCTGTAAATTGTCTGTATAATCTGCATTATAAATATATGAAACTTCATCACCTGCTCTATAATCCCGGTCATTGTCAGTTTCACCTAAAACAAACTCCATACTTGGAGTTCCCAGTTTATATACTCCTATACAATAAGTAGTACCTTCATGCTTGCTACTCTTTTTAAGAGCTAAAAGAAAAATCTTTTCTCCCATAATCATTTTAATTATATATTAGACAAATAAGTTAAACTTCCTTCAAGCGAACCGACACCTCTGTTTTTTCTCTGCGCCCTCGACTACGGCAATAGTAATCTCCTGAGATAAAATCGTTGAAAATTATCAAAACGACCAGAGCCACCGCACCAATGGCACGCTTTAAAGGTGATAGTTCAAAGCTGATATTGAAATGTGTGCAGAACCACCATGCAGACAGTTCGTTTATCTTGCCAATATGAAGTTTCTGATATATCTTACGAAGAATATTATCTACTGTATAGCGGGAAATACCAAGATCATCAGCAACTTCTTTTTGGGAAGCACCCCAAGCTATACGCTCCGCAATCTGTACTTCCCGTTCTGATAATGCAGCCATATCATCATATTTTTTGATCTTCAGGAACAATATCCCAAATATCAGTCACTCCATATTTCTGAAGAATATGGGTGATAACTTCATACTTAGACATGGTAATATCCACAATACCATTATTAAGCAAATGCGAGAAATAGGTGTAACGCGTGATGTTTAATGCAGACATCAAATTCTTGCGAACTTCATCTTTCTGAGCTATAGTCACTTGCCGATAGCCTTTTTTAAAGTAATAGCGTTTTTTCGCTATTGCAGGGGTTTCGATTTCTTTGTACATTTGTTTCGTGTGATTTAAAATATAATGCAAATATGAATGATATATAGTTTAAAAACAAATAAAATATGAACTATATATTATTCAATTAACTTTTATTATGGATACAGAACAAAAGTCATCAGCTGTTCGAGATAGATTAATTGCTCTCTGTGAGGCATTAGAGCTATCACGCCGTGAATTTTCCATCAGCATAGGTCGTACATCAACCTATGTGACAAGTTTAAATAATGATATAACCTCAGGAGTTTTGAATGATATATTAATCACATATCCTCAAGTCAATATTATGTGGCTTATCACTGGAAAAGGAGAAAAGTTCATAACTCCTGAACCTACAGATGCCCTTTTTCAGCATTTAAAAGAAGAAAATAAAGAATTAAAAATAAGAAATGAAGAATTAAATCGTGAACTTGGACGCCTTGAAGGACAAATTGCTGAGATGAAAAAAATAGTTGCCCATCAGGACATATCTGCTGGATGTGCCGATGCAAGTGGGTCAGGTTTAACGATAACCAAATAAAGTGTCCACGGTATTAAACTTTGTATCAGATACTTTAAATAATAAATAAACATTCAATGTCGGACATATTTCGGACACAGAATAATATTCATTTAACCAAGGTAGAAATAGTAAGATGTTAACAGTCAATAAGCATAAGGAACAGGCACAACGTCGTTGTACTTCGAGCCTCTCCTCCCGTGCAAGATGAAAATGAGGTTGTGTCAAAACGTTGAACTGCACCCCAAAAGTTGGACAGGTTAAACATTATCCCGTAATAGAAAGAGT